ATGCTTTTATACCCCCAAAACCTTATAGCAAATGGATCTTGAATGAAGATACTTGCAATTGGGAAGCCCCAGTAGCATATCCAGAAGGTGAAACACCTTATATTTGGAATGACAACAAGGGGGAATGGGAAGAAGTAGTTCCCGCTTAAATTGGGTAGAGCAAGAGACGTTTCAAAAATATTTAGTGCTAATACTAGTTTAGTAACTGTTGATGAATTAACATCTGCAATTTCTAATGTTTCAGTTGATTTAAGTGGCTATGCTACTGCATCTGCAGTAAGTGCAAGTATTTCTAATATTGATGTTAGTAGTTCATTAGATAGTAGGATATATATTAATAGTGCTTCTCCTACCTCGGGAAATACAGATGGACGTATTTGGATTGACATATCTACCGCATCTGCTCCAATATTACAAACTTATGGCAGTAATTTTTTTAGAATTCCAAAATTTACTAGAGAAAAAGCAACTGGTGGAGTCGTTACAACATTTGGAAGTTACACAATACATACATTTTTATCAAATGGTACTTTTACAGCAAATGTTCCATTAGAAGTTGAGTATTTGGTTGTTGCTGGTGGTGGTGGTGGAGGATATAGTGTTGCTGGTTCTGGTGGAACTGGTGGTGGAGGTGCTGGAGGAATGAGAACTGGTAGTATTGGAATTTCTTCAGAAAGTTATTCGATACAGGTTGGGGCTGGTGGTTCAGGATCATCTACAACAACAAATGGAAGTAATTCAGAGTTTGCCACCATAACTGCAATTGGTGGTGGTGCTGGAGGAAAAGGTGGTTCGTTAAATGGCAAATCTGGTGGTTCTGGTGGTGGAACTGCTGACGGTAATACTAGTGTAGGAACTGGAACTGTTGGTCAAGGTAATAATGGTGGAGGATCTAACGGAAACAGTCCTTCTTATGGCGGCGGCGGCGGCGGAGGTGCTGGTGCTTCTGGATCTAGCGGAACAAGTTCATCAAGTGGAAGTGGGGGAATAGGATCGATTTCATCAATAACTGGATCAAGTCAATATTATGCAGGAGGGGGTGCTGGTGGAACTGGTTACTCTCAAGGAACTTTAGGAAGTGGCGGTTCTGGAGGTGGAGGAAGTGGTGCCTTTCATGCAAATGGTAATAATGGTACAGTAAACACTGGTGGTGGAGGTAGTGGAACTGGTTCTGGAAGCACTGGGATTAATAATAACGCTGGCAACGGCGGTAGTGGAATAGTAATAATCAGGTATTTAACATAAGGAGCATATAATAATATTATGGGTAGAACAAGAGATATATCAAACATATTTGATGACAATAGTCCTATTGTTAATAGTGATGAATTAAATATTGCTATAAATACCGCCTCGGCTGCGGCTGCTTCTTATGCAGATTCAGAGTTAGCAGTTATTGATTTATCTTCAACTATTCAAACAGCAAGTGCAGCAGCAGTATCATATGCGGATTCCTTAACAACTACAGACATATCAGAAGGAAACCAGTTATATTTTACAAATCAAAGATCAATAGATGCTGGATCATCAACATATATATTACAAATAAATGAGCAGTCTATTATAAATACTGCTTCTGGTGCGGCAGTAACATATTTGGTAGATTCTGCTCCAGGAACTTTAGATACCCTTAATGAGTTAGCAGCAGCATTAAATGATGATGCAAGTTTTGCAAGTACGGTAACAAATTCTTTATCAACAAAGTTAGATTCTTCTACAGCATCTACAACATATTTAACTATTACAAATGCTTCTACAACTTATTTAAGCCAATCAGATGCATCAAATATTTATGAGCCAAATATTGATTATGTATCATCATCTCCCTCTACTCCTATTGCTGGAACACTGTGGATAGACTCAACAGCATCAGCAGCACCCTCATTAAAAGTGTATAATGGTAGTGAGTGGATTGCAGTATCTGGTGCTGGTGGCGGCGGACTAAAGACACACTTTTTATTAATGGGGGCTTAAATGGCTACAGAAACGATTAAATCTGCTTCTTATTTATTACCAGCAGCAAATACGCTGAGCACTCTTTACACCGTTCCTAGTTCAACACAAGCAGTTATTTCAACAATAAATGTTTGCAATACAGCATCTGCTGACGCAACATATAGAATTGCTGTAGTGCCAAATGGTGTGTCAATTACAAATGCAAACTATATTGTTTATAATGCAACAATTTCAGGAAACGAAACAGTGGCTTTCACTCAGGGTATAACGATGGGAGCACAGGACGTATTGTCCGTTTTTGCAAGCACTGCATCAGTTGCATTTAATGCTTTTAAAATGGAGATTGCATAATGGCTATTAATAGTAGCAAAATAACTTCACTAGCAAATAATGGTTTGTTTAGTAAAAGTGAATTGGTTACTTTATTACCAGCAAACTCTAGCACTGGATTAATAAATTATATTCAAAATGCTATTAGTCAAAATTTAACAAAATCTCAAATATTATCTTCTTCAAGATACTTAACATATATAGAAGGGCTGGGATTTGCAACAGAAAGTTTTAATGGTCAAACCTATGCAAAAAAATCTTTTACAACAGTTGGAACTTCTAGTTGGATAATTCCAACACCCTTTATAAATCAACCAGCAATATTATTAGTTGTAGCAGGTGGTGGTTTTGGTGCAAACGGAGTAGCAAATGTTATGGGTGGAGGTGGTGCTGGTGGTTTAATATATAATGCTTCTTTTACTCCAACTGCAAATACAGTTACAGTAACTGTTGGAAATGGTGGACAAACAACTGGAAGTAATGGCTCAAATTCTGTTTTTGATAATCAAACTGCTATTGGTGGTGGTTTCGGTGCAGCAGAAACAGGTGCTGGAAATGGTGGAGGTTCTGGAGGTGGTGGATCATACAGTAGTGGTCAAGGAGGCTCAGGAACTTCAAATCAAGGTAATCGGGGTGGAAATGGTGGTTCAACAGCAAGTCCATATAATGGTGGTGGTGGTGGAGGTGCTGGTGCTGTTGGAGAGGCTGGTCAAAATGGTAGTCGTGGTGGAAATGGTGGAATAGGTTTATCAATTTTTGGAACATATTATGCTGGTGGTGGTGGTGGATCTGCTTGGGCAAGTAGTGGATCTGGAGGAACTGGTGGACTTGGTGGTGGAGGAAATGGTGGAGCAAATCCAGCAAACTATGCTTCTGATGGAGTAGCAAATACTGGTGGAGGTGGAGGTGGAGGATACTCTGCTTGGAATGGTGGAAAAGGCGGAAGTGGAATAGTAATAGTTAGATATCCATTAACTATTCCATCATCATTTGCATGATTGAATTTATAAAATGTGGTACATGTCATCCAGAATTAAAATATAGAAATATTCACGAGGTAGAAGAATGTGATATTTGCAAAAATAAGGAGTATATAAAAGAATAATGTCAAAAGCCAGAGATTTAGCCAATCAAGTATCTAATTTAATAACTATAATAAAGGGAGGGGAATAAAAATTGTCAAACTCAAGAGAACTATCAAAAATTTTTACAGCAGATACAACTGTAACAACTCATAGTGAACTAATAACAGCAGTTAATGCTGCCTCTGTAAATATAATACAACAAGCAATACAATATACTGATAATGCTACCCCCGACTTAACTCCTGCCATTCAAGCAGCCTCTGCAGCAGCCGTAGCCTACACAGACCAAGAACTATCTAACATAGATTTAACAAGCACTATCATTACAGCAAGTGCAGCCGCTGCATCTTATACTGACAGTGAAATATCTGCCATTGATTATTCAACAATTATTCAAACAGCATCTGCAGGAGCAGTAACATTTTTAACAGACTCAGCACCTGGAACATTAGACACTCTTAACGAATTGTCGGCGGCATTGAATGATGATCCTAATTTTTATTCAACTATTCAATCTGTATATTTAACACAATCAAATGCTAGTGCAACATATCTTACTCAATCAAATGCTAGTTCAACTTATCTTACACAAGCAGCAGGATTAACAACAGCAACTGCATCTACAACTTATTTGACCCAATCAAGTGCTAGCACTACCTACTTAACCCAATCAAGTGCTTCTACTCAATATGAAAAGTTAATACCTTATTCTACTTCTACCCCCGAAAGTCCAGTAACTGGTGATATGTGGCTCGATTCAAATAGCACACCTCCTGCATTAAAGGTTTATGATGGAAGTAGTTGGGTTCAACTTGGTGCTGCTGTTGATGACAGTCAAGCAATAATTTCAGGTAGGATGTTCTCATAATGTTAGGAATTAGAAGATTTTATACAAGTGCTGGAATGAGTAGATTAGTTTCTAATCCATTAAGAGATTTAACAAAATATAATGCAACTGGTGGAGTAATTAGTATTCCAGGAGATGGATATAAATATCATACCTATACTACCCCTGGAACATCTCAAACATTTTTTTCTGATATGCCAGGTCAAATAGAAGTTTTTATGTGGGGAGGCGGTGGTGCTGCTGGCGGAACAGGAGGTGGAGCATATTGTTTTGGTGGAGGTGGTGCATATTCAACTTCAACTTTTATTACAAATCCAGGAACATATACAATAAGTGTTGGTGGTGGTGGACAATTAGGTACACAAGGATGTGTTATAGGAACTGGAGGTGCTGGAGGACTTGGTGCTAGTGGTGCAGCAGGAGGAAATGGAAGTCAGGCTGGAACCTCTCCATGTTCTGGAACTGGTGGTGGAGGTGGTGCTGGAAGTTTATTATTATTTTCTGGAACTATTATTGTTGCTGCAGGTGGTGGTGGCGGTGGTGGAGGAACAGAAACTGGATACAACGGAACTGGTAACGGTGGTGGAGGTGGTCAAAACGGAACTGCTGGTCAAGGTGCTGGAGCAACTGCTGGAGTAACTGGTGCTAGTGGAAGTACAAATGGACAAAATGCTACCGCAACAGGTGGTGATCATAGTGGATCTGGTGGAGGTGGTGGTGGATTTTTAGGTGGAACTGCTGGATTAAATCCCAGTGTTGACGGTCTTTCTGGTGGTGGTGGTGGAGGAGGTTCAAGTTTAGGACAAACTATTAATAATGGTAGTGGTTCAACTCCTGGAAACTCTGGAAGTTCTTTAAGAAGTGGTGCTGGAAATGGTGGAGGATCTGGTGCTGCTGGATCAAATGGAATAGTAATAATAAGATATCCGTTTGTTGTATAAAATATTATTAAATGATATAATAAAAGAGAGGTAAAAATGCCAACATTTTCAAAAGTTTTATTATCTGGGTCTACAAATGGTGCATCAACTTTGGTGGCTGCAACCTCGACTCCAGGAACAACTATTCATACAGCAGTATCAGGAACATCTGGTTTAGATGAAATATGGTTATATGCAGACAACTCAAGTTCCTCAACAGTTAAACTTACAGTAGAATTTGGTGGTACTGCTGAAAAAGATCAAATAGAAATAAATATACCTGGTGAATCTGGATTAGTACTAGTAGTTCCAGGATTAGTATTGCAAAATTCTTTAGTTGTTCGGGCTTTTGCAGCAACAACAAACGTAGTGTCAATTTCAGGGTATGTAAATAGAATTTCATAATTTTGGGGGTATGTAAAATTATACATATCTATGTTATAATTTAAAAGAGGTATAAATGACATTATCTACAAATAAAAGAAGACCAATAATCATTGGTCCAGATACCCCTTTGGATCCAAAAGAAACAGACTTATGGGTTAATACTACAAATAATAAAATTTATCGATATGATGGTTCAACTTTTGCAGTTGTATCAGAAGCAATTACTCAAGCCTATGTTCAAAGTGCTTCAGCATATGCTTTATCCCAAGCAACATCACAAGTTAATGCTGTAATAGATGCAGCACCAGGTGCTTTAAACACCCTTAACGAATTGGCAGCAGCCCTCAATGACGATGCAAACTTTGCAACAACTATAGTTAATCAAATAAATAACGCAAGTGCTGCAAATATATATTATACAGATTTTAGAGTTGATAGTGCCAGTGGAGCATTGACAGGGTATATAGATGCAGAATTAGGATATTTAGAAACAACAATAAATAATAATATATCTTTATCAGAAGTAGAATTAGTTGGAATTATTAATACCGCTTCAGTTGCAAATACAAATTATACAGATTCAGAAATTATTGCTTTAAATTTAACAGCAGGACTAGTTAGTGCTTCTGCTGCCGCAGTATCATATGCAGATGCTTTAACTACAACAGATGTATCAGAAGGAACTAGTTTATATTTTACAAATCAACGTGCTATTGACGCAGGGTCGGCAACATACTTAACACAATCAAATGCAGCAACAACTTATCTTCCACAAGTAGGTGGAGTAATTACTGGTAATTTAGAAATAGATGGAACTTTAATAGTTTCTGGGTCAACAGCATATATTAACGTAACAGAATTTAAAGTAGATGACCCAATGATTTATCTTGCTGGCAACTCAAGTGCTAACTTAGTAGATATTGGATTAGTAGGAAATTATAATGACGGTTCTTACGCACACACAGGATTAGTAAAAGACGCAACAGATGGTAGATGGAAATTTTTCTCCAGTGTAGAAACAGAACCAACTGGAACTATTGCATTTAATGAAGCAGTTTTAGATGCAGTTGCTATGGGCTCAGCCAGCGTTATAGGAAACGTAAATGCGTCTGCATTTATTGGTGACGGATCTCAATTAACAGGAATTAATCTAGCAACAAAAGCAGATAAACTAAATACATTTGATAGCGAAACTTCAAACTATACATTAATTTTGTCAAATGCAGATCAGATAGTTGAAATGAATGTTGGTTCAGCAAATACATTAACAGTACCTCCAAATTCTTCTGTAGCATTTCCAGTTGGAACCGAGTTAACAGTATTGCAAACAAACACTGGACAAACAACCATAACACCAGGAGCAGGCGTAACAATTAACGGAACTCCTGGATTAAAACTTCGTGCACAATGGGCGTCTGCTGTATTAATTAAAAGAGCAGAAAATACTTGGGTTGCCATAGGCGACTTGTCAGCATAGTGAGGGGTATATATGGCATTTCCAGCAACATACAACTTTAACTACTATCGTGGAGATAGTTTTGAATTTATTATTTATCCTAAAAATGCAAATGGAACAACTTTTAACTTAACAGAGTACGATTCAAATTTATTTACAATTGCTACCGCTAGAGGATCTTCTGGAGAAGAAATAGGATTTGGAACCGTAGTTTCTGGATCATCTAGTTTAACTTGTAAAATTACACCAGCAGTAGGAGATTTATTATCTGCTAACTCATATGTTTATGATGTTCAAATTAGTGATACTAGTGCTTCAACTAAATATACTTTATTGACTGGAACAATAACTGTAACTCAAGATGTTACCGATAGGGTTTCGTAATGGCTATTAATTCAGTAGTTTCAACAGAATCAATTACAGTATTTGGCCCACCCGAAGTTATAGAATTAGGATTAGATGTTGGTGCCCCTGGACAAAGAGGAAGTCTTATCTACACTGGATCAGGAGATCCAAATATTAATACTGGAGTATTTGTTAACGAGCCTGCAATAGTAGGAGATTTATATTTAAGAACAGATTTTGGCTCAGATTACGGAGTTATATATTCATACAACGTTACCCCTAGTGGTAACGAGTGGAGTTCTGTATTAAAATTTCAACCAGTTACATATAGTGTAATTGAGCCTTTAACATTTGTAAGTGGATCAGTAAGTGTGAGCATACCAGTAAATGACATATATAACGATGCTCCTGGAACTCTAACTTCAAGTAATTTTTCTATACAATTAACCCCAGAACATGATAAAGCAATTTCATTTGCTGTAGTAGATAAAGGTTTGGTAACTTCCTCAAGTAGGTCTTTAGTATTTGAGATTATTGCTACAGAACAAGATGAAAGTGGCGGGGTAGTAGATTTAGTAGGAATTGTTGATTTCAATATTACTATCAACGTTCTGATATAATTTAAGAAGGTGATAAAATGGCTGGACAATTTTTAAGTGATGCTTCTGGATACGAGGCTACCGAATTTGATACAAAAATACCTTCATTAACCGATCAGGCAAATATAGTTGAGGCTTTTAAGTTATATCATTATGGAATAGATAATTATAGTGGTGCTGGAGCACCCTCTTCAGATAGTGTTCACGCTCACCTTAAAGATATTAATGATAGATTGACAGAAGTAGAAGAAAGTTCCGTTAATTCTTTAACTGGAACAGCAAACGAAGTATCGGTGTCCGCATCTGTAGGAAACGTTGTTGTTGGTTTACCAGACGATGTAACAATCACAGATGACTTAACCGTAGGTGGAGATTTATCGGTAACTGGAGATTTACAAGTTAGTGGCTCAACAACATTTATTAATACAACAAATTTATCAGTAAAAGATCCTTTAATATTATTAGCAAGTGACAACGCTGCAAACTCTGTAGATTTAGGAACTGTTGCTAAATATAATTCTTCTGGAGAAAAATATTCAGGATTGGTTAAAGATGTTTCAGACTCTGGAAAATGGAAATTATTTTCTGACGTAACATCTCTTCCATCTACAACGGTAGATTTTACTTCTGCTACATATGATACATTGAAAATTGGTTCATTAGAATCAACAAGTGTAATTGCAACCAGTGCAACTTTAGATACAATAACATCAACTGGACCATCAGACATAAGAATTCCACAAAATGCTCAAACTGGTTCTGCTACATATACATTAGTTTTATCAGATGTAGGAAAAATGGTTGAAAGAGATAATGCTTCCGCTAATAGCGTAACCGTTCCACCAAATTCTGATGTAGCCTTTCCAATAGGATGTCAAATTATAATTTTACAAACAGGATCTGGACAAACAACTATTGCTGCTGGTATTGGAGTTACCGTAAACGGTAGCCCAGGATTAAAACTTCGTGCACAATGGACATCTGCTACTCTTATAAAAAGAGCAACAAATACTTGGGTTGCGATAGGAGACTTAGCATCATAAAATGTCTAAAAAAATTAGAGGAAATGCTGGAAGATTACCAGGTGCTCCAACAATTGGGACAGCAACTGCAGGAATTCAAAATGCTACAGTTTCTTTTACAGCCCCATCATATTTAGGAAAACCTTCAGGAACAAGTTATACAGTAACTTCAACCCCTGGATCATTTACAGGAACAGGTTCATCATCTCCAATAACAGTAACTGGTTTAACTGGAGGAACCGCTTACACTTTTAAGGTTGCATTGTCTAATGGAATAGGTTTTGGTCCAGAATCTGCAGCAAGTAATTCAATAACAGCAATTGTTCCACCGTTCTTCCCACCGTTCTTCCCACCATTCTTCCCACCATTCTTCCCACCATTCTTCCCACCATTCTTCCCACCAAGATTTTATGTAAATAGTATTCACGTTGCAGGATGTATCTATGCAGAAACATTAGTTAAAACAGTAGGAGATAATGATTCTATTAAACATGCAAGAGCAGAAGAATTAGAGGTAGGTCAAGATATTTGGGCTATGACTCATTCAAATATTGAAGATATGTCATTAGTAAAAACTAAAATTAAAAGTGTTTATCCAATTATTAAACAAACTTTAATATTTAATAATGATGAGTCTACAAGGGTATCCTTAGAGCAACCAGTACTAGTAGAAGACGGGGGTAATTGGAAATTTATTACCTCAAATGAATTAACTATTGGTAATAAGATAATGTCTTATAGTGAAGAAGATAATAAATTTGTACCCCTTGAAATTACCGAAATAACAAAAGATGAATCTCCAAAAGTAACATATGCTATATCTGTAGAAGATCATAGTGCATTTATTGCTGGAAATATAGTTTGTAGAAATAAGCAGGTATAAAATGCCATTAATTATTGGATCAAATAGTGGTGGAAAACAACCAGGAACACCTATAATTGGTACTGCAACTGCAGGAATTATAAGTGCTACAGTTGGCTTTACAGCCCCATCATATTTAGGAAAACCAACAGGAACAACTTATACAGCAACATCAAGTCCTGGAGGAATAACTGGAACTAGTTCAACTTCTCCAATTACTGTCAATGGATTAACAGCAGGTGTGTCTTATACATTTACTGTTACATTGTCTAACGGAATTGCAACTTCTACCGCTTCTGGAATAAGTAATTCTGTTACACCTTCACCAGTACCATTCTTCCCACCATTCTTTCCACCATTCTTTCCACCATTCTTCCCACCTAACTTTTATTCAGACGAAAGAGACAAGCAAGATATTAAATCATTAGAATTGGGATTAGACTTTGTTAAAGATTTATTACCAGTATCTTATGTATGGAATATGAGAGATGGGTCAGTTGCTGGAGTAAATGATGCTGGTTTTATTGCTCAAGACCTACAAAGAATTCAAGAAAAATACGGTGTAGAGTGGCTGGGTATGGTTGATGATTCTAATGAAAGTCAATTAAAGATAAACTATATTAAGATGATACCTATCCTTGTAAAATCAGTACAAGAACTAACTAAAGAAATAGAAGAATTAAAAAATAAACAGTGCTCTTGCTAAACTAGTATCTTTATGATATTATAGATCTAACAGAAAGGTCATCATGATGCAAAGAGAAGAAAATATAGTTCAATCATGGTCAGAAGTAGAAGACTTAGGTAATGGCATATATGTTTATAGAGATGTATTACCAGAATCATTAGACTTAGTCAATAGATTAGAAAAAGTATTATCTAACCCAGAAAGTCAATATAACTGGATAGTTGCACAAGTAGGATATGGTCAAGTTATGCCAGACTATCGTGACTGTGTTGATTTTAAATATAAAAAATCAGATTTGGTTGATGATGGATCAAAAGAATATAATGAATTAGCAAAAATATGGCAGCAATGTTACGATAGAAAGGCTGCAGCAGTAGATCACTATAGATCTAGATTTAATATTATGGACTTAAAATATTGGGAAGCATTTAACTTTATTAGATATGGTGAAGGTCAACATTTTATGGAACACCATGATCATGGATATTCATATAATTGTACAGTTTCGTTAGTTTGTTATTTAAATGATAATTATGAAGGTGGAGAACTGTCATTTAGATTGCAGGGTTTAAAAATTAAACCAAAGGCTGGAGACATGTACGTATTTCCTTCTAATTTTATGTATCCACATGTTGCTGAAAAGGTAACGTCTGGTGTTAAATATTCTTTAGTAACTATGTTGGATTATAGTGCTAAGTATCATACACCAGAAATTTATAATAATACGGAAGACTAATGTCAACAGTAAATGTTTACTGTCAAAACCAATCTGTTAATATAAAACAAACACGAATAAAAAGAGATTGGATGGAAGAAACTGCTGAAAAACATGCCTATAAATGTTTTCCTATAAGTTTGGCAAATACTATAGGGTATGAATTATCTTTACCAATAGATGTTACTTTTGTTTGGGATGGAATTAGTGATTCATCACCAGAACACATAAAAATACTTTCTGGAGAAGAATTTATACAAAACTCTAGGGCAAATGCAACTGTTAGTTTTAAAACTGGTATAGTTATAAAGTCAGATAGCAATATTAGTTTTTTACATATGCCAGTACCAAACATGTTTAATGATTCATATCAAACTTTTACTAGTTTAATTAGTACCTCATTTTTTGATCAAGAATTTCCTTCTGCTATAAAAATATTAAAGCCAGATAAGGCTATAACAATTAAAGCAAATGAGCCATTTGCAACACTTGTACCTATATCTTTAACTAGCATGTCAGATATAGAATTAAATTTAAATGATTTTGATATGGATGAGAAGTGGTATAAAGATAATGAAGAAAGAGGCAAGGTGGCATATGAACTTAATAAAAAGGGTGAATGGACTAACTGGTATAGAAATGCTACTGATCATAACGATGTTCAAATTGGTGAACATGAGGTAAAGTCTTTAAAACTAATAATAAACGATAATAGGAGAAATAGTGGATAGCAAAGAAATAAAGTTTATTACAAACAGATTTTGGCAAACAGAAAGAACCAGCACTAAACCATCTTCTGCATCTAAGTCTTTACCAGAGTGGTATACAAAAGCAGAAAGATTTATAACTAACCCTGAAACTAAAGAATATTATGAAGATAAAGACGGTGGCAAAATTGCTAGTTGGAAGGCATGTATGCCATTTATGGATGTAATGATGAGTGGATATTTTATGTATACCCCTTGCGATATAGAGTTTTATTTAGATGAGCAAGGAGATATTCGTCATAAAATAACTGATGAAAAAAATCAAAGTTTTTGTAGTGAAAGACCACCAATGCTTGGATTTTATCAACCAGACGGATACTACTTAGATCATTTCTCTTGGTTTGTAGACTGGGGAACTATATTACCAGAAGGATATAGTGCTCTGTATACAACTCCATTTAATAGATTTGATTTACCATTTATAAATACATCTGGAATTATTGATAACGATGTTGTTAACCTTAATGGAAACCTACCATTTTTTTTAAGAGAAGGCTGGACTGGTGTAATACCTAAAGGAACCCCATTTGTTCAGGTATTTCCGTTTAAAAGAGAAAACTGGACTTCTTCTATAATTGTTGAAGACCCAATGTCTATTCCTCAAAAAAATATTGATAATGCTGCTAAATATAGAGTGCCTGATGGAGGGGTATATAAAAATGTAGACTGGCATAGAAGATCATATGAATAGTCCTATGGTAAAATAAAATTATGAATCCAAAAGAATTAGAAAAATTAATGGAAGAAACAGATAAAAATAGGGTATCTATAACCCCGTCTGGATCTTTTGGATCATCTAAAGACAATATTGTAAGTTTAGAAGATTTTATGACTAAAGAAGATAAAGAGTTATTGTATAACTTTGCAGTTAACTTAGAAAATTGGCACAAAGATGAAAGTGTTTATGATAAAGATGGTGTTATGATTTATGATGCTAGTTTTTGGGCTAACCGTGTAGCAAATCAAAAAGAAATTGCACAACAAGATTCAGCAAATATAGTTAGAGATAAAATTGTAGAACTACTAGCAAGATTTAAAGAAAAGGTAGATGCTCATTTAAACGTTAATGCCGTACCAACATTTCCTGCTTTTGTAAGATGGTTTCCAGGAAATTATCAACTACCACATGCAGATAAAGAATTGCATGAAGGAGAAAACTCAGGAAAACCAAATAATTTTCCATATTATGACATTGCTGGATTAATGTACCTTAATGATGATTATGAAGGTGGAGAACTATACTTTCCACAACATGATATTGAGTTTAAACCTAAAGCAGGTGCAGCATATTTTTTTCCAGGAGATAAAAACTTTATACATGGGGTAAAAGAAGTTACTGCTGGTGTTAGATACACACTTCCATTTTTTTGGACTATAGTAGGGCACGGTAAATAAATGGAATATATTAAACTATTTCCTAAGATACATGTATATAAAGGTTTATTAAATAACTGTGATGATCTAGTAGATATATTAAAAAAAGCAGAAGAAGATTCAGATACAACATATTTATTTAAAGACTGGAAACCGTGGAGTTTTTTTGGAACTTACGTTTATCAAATAGACAATAACGCCATACATTCTGGTATACAAAATGAAAAATTACAAAAAGAAATAAATTATCTTGAAATGGTTAAGAAAGCATTTTTTGATAGCACTGATAACTTTTTAAAAGAATATAAATTAGACCTACCTGGAGATTGGCAAATGATGGGTCCTTCATTTTCCAAATATATACCAGACGAAGGCGAAGAGGGTAGAGTAGGAAAAGGAATGAGTATGTCTAGGCATACAGATTACGTACCATGGATGAAAGATGTTCCAGGATATAAATTTGCTTTAACTTGCACTATGTATTTAAATGACGATTATGACGGTGGAGAAATATCATTTAAAGTTGGAGATCAGTATATAGATTATAAACCAGTTGCTGGAGATGTAATTGTATTTCCATCTGGACACCCTGAATTTTTAGCAGACGAGCACCCTTATCTACATGGTGTTAAAAAGATATCTGGAAATCCAAGATATTTAATTAGATCTTTTTACCAGTTCTATCATACAGGCTCTGAAGAATGGCTTAAAAATCAAGAAAAGTATGGAAAAGAAATATGGTGTAAAATGGAAGAAGAAAGAATAGAAAAGGACATGAGGGTGTATGACTTTTACTAAAGAAGATCTTAAATTCTATAAAAACGATATTGCAAGAATTGATAACTTTGTTACAGCAGATGAAGCAAAGGCAATGATTAAATATTTTGAGTCTCAAGCACAAATTTGGGGAGATATTGCTTTTTATAATTCTCTTGGTATGGGCTTGGCACCACATGATCAAAGGCTTATTGAATTAGGTTTAGATCCTAAACATTTTGATAATTTAAGAGATAAGTTTAAACAATCATGTGAGATGTTTTTTGAAAGAGAATTAAGAGCAAACACATCTCATGCACAAAAATGGAAAGTTGGAGGATTTGCTGCACCACATTCAGACAACTCAGACCATGATGGAAATCCAAACGCCTTTCATATAAATAAATATGTTGGTATATTATACTTAAACGATGATTACGAAGGTGGAGAACTATATTTCCCTGATCATAAGTTAGAGTTTAAACCTCCTGTGTATTCCTTCATTATGTTCCCAGGTGGTCACGAAAATATTCATGGAGTAAAAGAAATAACAAAAGGAACAAGGTATACAATGGTTTCATTTTGGGATTATGCTGATGCAGTATATGATGAAGAAACTTTGGATAAGTGGGAAAAGGAAATTGAAAAGGTTAGAGAAGAGCAAGCAGTTCAAAAAATAGA